CAAAACTATGCTCGTTTGATTGCTCAATCTATTTCTGATTTGAACATGGGTGTGATGAAACAAGGTAAAGATATATTTGGTCCACAGATCAGCGTTTATGACGCGCAGAAAATGGCTGAGCCAGGATTCAAAACCACTGACTCTTCTCAGGTCATTTCAACTCTCGTAAATAAATTCAAGATTATGAATCATTTCCAAGGTGAGATGAATAAAGCACAACAGGATTACTTTGACCGCAATCCGACAGCTAAAACTTCTCAATTTTTCAAATCTAAAGAGTTCTATGAAGTTGCTGATCAGTATTCAAAAACATTACGTAAACTGAATGAACTTTCAGTATTTTGAGGTGAACCATGGCTGAAAAAGATAAATTTGATCCTGAAAGTAAATTAAAAGAGTTATTACCTAACGCTTTTGATGATAAAGGTCAGTACAAACCTATTTACACTCCTGCAGAAGAACCTAGAGGCTCAGTCTCAGTAGAACCTGCTCCGTCTTCATTTGATGAACTTAGTCCTGAACTAGTTGCAGCAGGAACAGGAACTTTAGGTTTCTTAGGTGGACAGAAAGCCAAGATGATTCAACAACGTGTCCAGCCTCCCGCCAGAGTTAGCGCGCCTCCTCCTTCAACAGTTCCACCATCTGCTTCTGCTCCTCCTACTGCGGGTGGACCTTTAGCTTCTGGTGATAAATGGAGCACTAAAGTTGTCGGCTCGATGGGTCCAGGAGGCGAGTCTGTTACCGAAGCTGCACGTAATTACAGAATTCAACAAGGACTTACACCTACTGAAACTGCGCAATTCAAAACTAACCGCGAAGGTATCATCCTTCCTAACAAGACTGAAGCCGAACAGCGAATGATGCAAGAAGCTCGTCAGAAGATGCTTTCTGAAAGAGCAAAGCGTGCTGCTGAAGCTACAGGAAGAGGTATGGGGGTTGCTACCGATATAGCGCCTCGTTTGATGACTGGTATTGGTGCTGCTAGCGCGGGATATCAAGGAACAGACGCATACAACAGACTTAGAAACAGGGATATTCCTGGAGCGGTATTGTCTGGAGTAGGCGCGTTAGGTAGCGTGGCTTCTATGGTTCCTCATCCTTTAACTAGAGGCATCGGCACTGCATTAGGTATTGTTTCACCTTTAGCTCTTCAAGCCTACGATGCTTATCGAGGCGAGTAGGTTGTCTCCCACACTAGTTTCACGTGCTAGTGTGTTTTAACCCCACTTCGGTGGGGTCTTTTTGTTGAGCAAAAACAGTAGCTAAAGTCCAAGCCTCAATCCAGACGTTATAAGGATCTTGCAAAAGATCTTCGTTATTAGTTCTTTTGAGAAGGGCAACCCACTCTTTATACTGCTGCTCCATCGCGTTCCTTCTCTTTAGATTTAGAAGAGTATTTAGTTTGAGCGCGTCTTTCAATACAGAAAGTGCATCGCCACATTCTTTTCTTACCTATTGTTACAAACTTCATCATGTCTTTGTGTCTGAAACATTGGCAACTTAAACAAAATTTTCCATCTATCATCTTATTCTAGCTACCTTTGCTGTCTTTAATATACGCTCGTATTCCACCTTAGCTTCGTCATCGAGTTTACGTAAGGGTAGTTCTTGATAGTATTTGAATTTTTGTTGATATTCAGGTTGCTCTGAAGGTCTTACCCAACCATATTTGAGCTTCCATCGTTCTTCAATGTTTGTGCCAGAAACTGTCCAAACATGCGCGTCATTATTTTTCATAGCGACACCTCCTTAAATGAAATTATAACTCTTGATTTTTGTGAATAACATAATACGCTAACACATTACTTTCAGAACCCATAAGGTTTAATCTATCCCTCAATTGAACGATATAGTATTCCTCAGAGTTGCTGAAATCAGCTCTAGCTTTTGCTGCTTCTTCAAGCGTTCTGTATCCTACGCGGATGACGTTAATCATCGCGTTGTTTTTATCTTCAGTCGTAAATGTGGTCATGATATCCTCAGAAGTTTTTAACCAGCCGTAAAAAGGAATAGGCTCATACATGTAACTCATTCCTTGCTTTTTCCATCGCGTTAGCGTATTCGTACGCGGTCTTTGCAGCAGACTCAGGGTCTTCGCCTTTGAACGTAACGATGATCAATTTGAGTATTTCTAACGCTATAAAATCTTTTCTTTGGCTGTCAGTCATATCATTTCTCCACGCTGATGTTTACATTTTTGATAGTTTTCAAACCGCTATCGACGGCTTCTGCTACACCGCTAACACCATATGTAGCTACAAAAAATCCTATTAGTATTCCGATTATTAAATTAACCATTTCTACCTCTCCAAAGTTTATAATGTTGGTAAGTGGACTGCCACCAGCGGATAGGCTTTTTTCGCCCAAAATTCATGCGAACCTTAAAAGCCTCAAAACGATCGTACCTACCATTGAGATAAAGCGAAGCTCTTCTACGTGTGGCTAAAGCATTACGATCGTGTCTTGCTCTAAATATCATAGGCTCTCCTTAATCAGTTCGTCAGTTAATTGATCAAGTAGTTTTCTAGCTTCCTCTACATCTCTGAGGCTCGGCTGTTTAGCGAAACAAATCCAAACTCCATTCGCTACAATCGTGAACTCAGACTTCTTTACTTGCTCAGCTATCATCTTCTTTCTCTTATTAAATATAAAGCCATTAGTGCTGCTTCGGCTCTGCCATCATCCTTTTTACGCTTGAACAGCTCAGATTTACTAGACCAAGTTCTCATCGCGAGCTCCCTAGCCCCATCCTTGCTTGAATTAACCTGCATACGCTTCTTCCAGACAGCTGGCGTGACAAGGTTGTAGGGTATATCTAAGCCTGCGAGAACCCCCTCTAATATCCCGAGAGACCGACCGAAAGAGAACATTGACGTTACCCCTTGATTCGGCATGGCGTTTACCTGCTCAATTAGACCTTCGATACGCTGATCTTTGAACAGCTTGAGCTCTGAAACGATGGACTGAGGGTTTACCCTTTGTTTCTTTGATTTACCCGTAATCACCTCTAGGGTAGGCATGTCAAATATCTGAACGATATCCTCATTCTCGTCTAGAACGGCTAGAGCACCGCTGATTCCTGGATCAATACCTAAGTAGTATCTCATCTATTTTCCTTTCTGAGCGTAGCTCTCGCAAGCTGCAAGCTGAGCATTGAGCGTTAGGGTTTGATTCTTTAGAGTACAGAGCCAGTCACCATTCGTGAACGGCTTTGAATGTTCACAAGAACGGCAAGTTTTGATAGGGTCTTTCTTCTCGTAGCAGACTTCTTTGTAATCACACCAACGACAGGGATAACCCTCGTAGTTCTCACCGATACCTGCTGGTTTCAAATCGGCTTCAATCAGGAGTTTGATTCTAGCTAATATATCGTTTTGAATATCGTAATCAGGTTTGATTCGTCTTACGTAGTATTGCTCGGTATCTTTGTTCAGTGCGATATAGAAACCTCGCTCCATGCCTGTCATCAGCATTCCCGCTTGAACTTGATAATAATGCGATGGTTTAGAGTTAGCTAGACCATTCTTCTCAAGATCAGCGAACGACTTCGCGTTATGGGTTTTCACCTCAAGAACGTGCGGTGTGTCTTCGGCTCCAGGAATACCCTTGATGATTCCGTCAACTTTGACTACAAAATGTTTACTCTCATCGGTGTAAGCGAACTGAAGACTATTCTCATACTCGTCCCAAACTGAAAATCCAGCTTTCCTTAAGTCAGCGATGATACGCTTTTCCTGAAGGTTGCCTGTTTCAAATAACCTAAGCATTCTTCCATCGAATGAGGGGTTATCGTAGCCTCGCCAAGAGAGCCAGATTCTACGAATACAATCATCACCGATACTAGAAGCACCGAGCCTTGATAACCTGAAAGCGCGTTTTGTATCTTTCTCTATGGCTTCATAGATTCGTTGAACGACTTCTACTTCTTGAACAGGAATCGGTATTGAGATTGGTTTTTTAGTCGCCATTAAAATACTCTATATTTTGGAATACATTGAATGTCTATGATGATATCGGAAAGCATTCCCGATACTCTTCGTTTACTCATGACAGGTGAGGCGCGCATCCCCGCGCTTTCACAATCCATCGTTGCTTGAATGACTTCTTGACGACTCATCTGTTGAACCTGAGCGTCATAATGCAACGTCACAACAGGCGCATTGATACCCATGGGCACGTGCGCAGGTGGTGCAGAACCACAAGCCACAAGACCTAGAGTGCTGATTACGATTATTACCTTTTTCATAATTATTCCTTTAAAGGTGGGGTACTTACGCGACATGAGTGTGAAGCATGTGAAGTAACGAATGCGCTTTCCCCCAAAAACTACGCTTGATTTTTCAAATACTCATCAGCTAGGTTAGAAGCAATGCGGTAGACATACGAAGCATCTGTCGTTTGAACATTGCCGTTTGCAGCTAGCGATATCATAAATTGAAATATGAGTTCATTTCTTGTGGGCATATTTTCTCCTTAATCCCATGGGTTCTTTTTCTTTTCACCTTTGGCTGGTTTAGCCTCTGGCTCGTCCTCTTCAATGTCCATCAAAGAGGCTTGCGCTTTAGGTTTCGCTGGAGCACTACCTTCCATTACGTAACCTACGATGCGGTTCTTATCCGCGTATCCGTCTTTACCCTTTTCAATATCAACGGAAGCTATGAACTTGCGATCTAAGAGCTCGTCAAAGCTGGTAGCATTAGGCTTACCGCAGGCTCTCGCCCAAGAAGCAACTTGCTCACGACCGATCTTCTGAGCCTTTTCACTGCTGTTGTGAATGTTGAAGTTGTTCCAGATCTTACGACCATCAAACTGACCACCAACAACTTCAAACGTAGCAGCAATCATCTCACCGCCAGACTTTGTATCCTTTGATTCGGCTTCAGTACATTTGATGGTGTACTCACCTTTAGGGATAGGGCTGTAATCACGAGTGCCAGACGACTCGTACTCTTTTAAATCAAATCCAAATCTAGACATGGTAAATCTCCTTTATTAAGATACAACGGGAATATGCTTGACTATCTCTTCGTATTTCATTTCGAAAGACTCAGGACAGCTATAACGATTTTTAGCGATGAACGCAGGGTTTTCAACAACATGAAGCAAGCGCTCCCCAGTTGTGATACCGCGATTGACAGTATTGTTGAAACCTACATCAGACTTCTTGACGATAACCTTGAATCCTGCGTAGGCTATCACATCACACCACTCTTGTAGAAGAGCATTGCAACGATTAGGTAGCTTAGGCGAGAAGCGGTCATAGGGTTCAGTCAGCGGATTCTCGTAGCGAACTACGTTTGAATGCGCCAAAAGAATGATGTTCATCGCACGCTTACGACGTAACGCATCTAAACCTTGCAAGATCTCACGGAAAGATTCAGCGACTAGCACCTGACCTTTACCATAACCTAGATCTTTTGCATCGTGTGAACCCTCAATGTCTTTGACGATGAGAGGCTCAACAAGCCAGTCAACGCTATCGATTACGAGAGTTTTGAATGCGTGGTCCTCTTTCAACAGAGTCTTGATGCTTTCAACTACATCATTGATTTCTGCTGCACGAGGGAACGACGTTACGTCAAGGGAATCAAGACCATCTTCAGTATTGATGAAAATCGGATCAGGGAACTGAGATGCGATCGTTGATTTACCGATACCATGGTTCCCATAAATGCAGAGCCGAGGAGGTAATTCTTGCTTGCCCTTTACAAGCGTTTTCATAAAACTCATAGTATTTCCTTTATTAAAAATGTACTACAACTTCGTTATAACGAAATATCCTAGAATCGAATTGAAGCAATTTCAAATCCATTCCTGGACGATTTTGCGCGATGACACCAACGCATACTGCTGCCAACTTTGGATCGCCAATCAAACATAAATAATCGTTATCTTGAAAATCCATTAAAACCTCTCTCGCGTATTCTACAAGATCGATATTGTCAGTATCAACGTCTGTAAATATATGCTCGATTGATCCGAATCTTGCTGCATCTTTGATTGTTTTCCCGAGAGAATTGTCAACGATCCAACAGACGGAGCGGTCTTCGTCCATACTTACTCCTTTCTTAACATCTTCTGTGAAACTAAAACCTAATTGAATGTCGCGTTTCAAGTTATTACCTTTATAAAAATTTATTAGCGCCAATGTCTTTGACTGTTTTAATTATAGCTTGAAAATACCAATCAAAATTCAAATCTTCAGGAATATTTTTTGGTAAAACCATGCATGCTTTTGCTCCATCAGTCTTAGCAACTTTGTTTCCGTTAGTAGAATAAACAATCGGAGGCAATTGCTCAGTAGTTTGATACCATCTAACAACTCTACCCAGATATTCATCGTTTTGAACTCCACCACCAGTCACACTTCTAACGCTGATGAAATCAGTCAAAGATGCATTCTTCAATGTTTCTTCAAATGATGTGCCTCTTGAAAGCCAGTTGGCTACCGCTTTGGAAACGACAGGCGCAGTAGGGTTCTTGCTTAGGGTAGGCGCGCTATAAATTCCTTTTATCTTTACTGATCTATCCTCCTTTACCGCGTAGTAGTTGTTGACATCTTTCAAAGCAACGCAGCGATAGGGTGTCGCTTCGAATATAAAACCTGTTCTCTGACTGAAATCTTTGATAATCTTTTCAACGACAGGGTGACCATACTTTCTATAATAGAGCATGATACCGTCAGTATTCGCTGATACGACGCTGATCCTATGATATTCAAGCGTCTCAATCAAATTCAGAAGAGTTAGCTGACCTGTAAGCGTAATGTTGATCATTACGTCTGGCGAATACAAAGGTGAGTATTTATTCGCGGTCTTACCGAATGTTCCGTTCAACGCAATACGTAAACTGTCAGCGATGACCATATTACCTGCTCGCTTGCCTTCTAAGCGCATATTGAAAACCTTGCGGTACTCTTCAAGAAACTTGACCCCAGTGTTCATCGGTATCAGATTGCAGTTCAGCATGATCGCAGGATAATATGAAGCTACATCAAAGTCAACGACGCAGTGCTCATCGTCAGTAACGTAGCACACCTTCCTGTCGTGCTGGGAATGGAGACCGCCTACACCCATTTGATAGACACCCTTGCCGATATTAACGAGACCATCCTTCAAGAAGTCTGGGAGAATAACGTGACCCGTCTCCGCTACGTCAAAAGAATGCGCTTCCATACGCTTCAAAAGATCTTTGAGCTCAGGTGTTCTGAACTCGATGAAGTCAGGTGCTTTGTATGAAACTGCCTTCGGAATGACAGGCTCTTTACGTTTGAGTTTGAGCTTCTTCATAAACATCTGTTCAGCAACCTGAGAGTCAGACTTTGACCGCGCATCAAATCCATACTCTTTACTGATCTCAACGCGAAGTTGCAATTGACCCTGAAGCCGATTGTATAGTTCCGCGGTAGTGTCAAGGTCGTTATGGCAGTATTTCAAAATGATTTCAAAATCCTCGTCTTTGATGATAGAGTCATGATGGAACGGCAAGTCTTGAATGACAGGCATGTTCATACGAGCGCCATATGTTTTCAAACTAACGAAGCTAGGCGCGACTTCAATCAAATCAATATGATCCATCATCGGCATCTTGAAACCGAAAGACTTCTCAGCTTCCCACGGCATCAGGTTTTCCTGAATGATTTTATCTCCGAGCGCTTTCGCTTCCTCGGTAGTCTTGCCAGTCATGAAGTAACTGATGACAGGCATATCGTAACGATTGCCGTTGAATGTGATGAATGTGTTATTTGATTTCATGAGCTCTTTCAATCGATCACAAGCGCCTTCCTCATGACCCCAGATATGGAAGCGGTCACCAGTCTCAAGAATCAATCCGCAAAGTAGGAAAAGATTCTTAAACACTTCAGTGTCGATAACGATTGTCTTCATCAGTCTTGATCAACGTAACCTGAAGTAGCATCACCTTCAAAAAGATCAGGTTGCATTTCATATTCAAGAGCAATTTCATACTCAGTCATTTCAATCTTCTTTTCAATGAAATGAATGGCTTTCTGTAGATCTTCAATAGACTTGAGCTTATCACCTTTCTTACCGAAGCGAAAAATATACTTAGTTGCTGCGCCAAGAAGGTAATCACCATCAAGATACTCATAGACAAGATCCCAATGCTGAGGCTTATTGCCTGTGTTGTAATGTGAACCGCCAATCTGATTCTTATTTGCTTGCATTTTTTGCTTCCCTTCTCATGATCCATTGTTTAGTAGCCAACTGCCAATCTGACGCAATGATACGATTAGCCCATTCAGTTCCGTCACTGACTTTATTCCTGCGGTTATAACTGACATACGCCATAGGTTGAGCTACGAGAGTGAAAAAGTCATTCGCGTATCCTTGCTTCTTGTATGGGTCTTTACAGAACAGCTCGCATTCCCTCAAGAACATTTCCCAATCACCATCATATAAGTCTCTAGGCTTGACCGCGTTAGTGCTGTAATAATCGAATCCTTCTTCGCTCGTCGGAGGAGACATCATTATCGGTAGTGCGTTATACAACTTAGTATAAAGATGCAGGTTATTAGAAACTGTGTAATAACAACCAACAGGAATATTCAGAGCAATCGCAATGAACTCTTGAATGATTGAGAAATGAACAGGGTTAGCACCGCAGTATCCCCACCAGAAGTCGTTAGACCGATTCGTGATGAGCATATCTAGTTTGCCGTTCACGATTGAGAACATAACGGAAGTATTACAGGCTTTATCAAGAGTGCTCTTATTGAAGTCTGCAGTGTCCCAGAGTTGAATAACAGCCTGACGAGAGTTAGGTGTGAACTTGAGGTGGTCAATCACCGCTTTCAATTGATCAAACCCGAACCGATGCCGAATACGATGACCATATGGCGCGTTGAATCTTTCGCCATCGTCGCTGAACTGACCGATTCTTGAATTGAACTGCTCCAAGAACGCTACGTCATCACGACCTGCGAGCATCCAGATGCTTTCCATCAAATGAAAGATAGGGTTCGCGTCTCGTGCACCATAAAATAGAACACGCTCACAAGGGTTGGTGATTTTAGTCAGGACTGGTTCGTCTATCCTGTAGGCTTCCCCATTTCTAGTTTCAGTCAAGACACCTGAAGTTTTGAATCTCCAGAGCGCTTCTACAAAAAGCTGATTGACGTTTATTGCGGCTATTTCCATTTAAAACTCCGTTGTTGGTTTATAAACCTGCTTTGGTGTGCCTTCTCCGAACTTGACACGCAGGTACTTGTCAAACTCGCACATAACATTTTGAACATCGTGAAGTGTCAAATCATTGAACTGATGGTTTGAATCAACTATCATCTCTCTAACTTCAATCAGTTCTTTGATAAATTGATCGTTTTCAAACGAGGTTTTTAGGTAGCGCTCATGAAGCCTATTCAATCCACGCTTGCTTCCTGGACCTTGAGGCGCGTAGGTATATAAATCTGTCGCGTTGAACAGCTGACCCATAATGTATGTCAAATCCGCAGTAACCTGACCAGCGATGAATGTTTTGATTCCGAAGCACTCTGATAGAACATTCGTAGTGAGTTCAATTGAGTCTTGCTCAATAGCGCGTCTTACGTCGTCAGCAATATCAACTAGAGGTGCGATGATATGGTTGGTCATGTTTTCAGACTTCGTTCCTTTGAGTCTTGTTGGGTAAACAACATATGCGCTTGAGAACATTTTGATCTTTGCTCGCTTCAACTCTTCTAGGCAGTGAATGAAGTACGCGCCTTCAAACTCTTCAACGCGATGAGGTATGGCGTCTTTCTCAAGAAGATACTTCAGAGTCGGTGGCCAATTGATCAGGCGAGCAATCAATGCCTTGAACCAAACGTCACCAACATTGTTCGTATAATAGCTTTTCAATAGCCAAGCCGTAACGCGGTCATCTCTTCTGCGAACATTACAGAAACGATATTTACCGAGTATCTCATCGTCAGTCAAAACTTTCAAGCCAGCTTCTTTGCGCTTACGAATGAGCTCTCGCTCGTTAGTAAAGTCAATCAGATATTTGTAGAGTGCCATTTTCAGCTTTCTTGATAACTTCTAAAGTAGAGTTAAATGCGTCAGTGTGATCAATCGTGACGACTCTGACTCCACCCATTTCATAAAGGTTCTTGCACGCAGCATAAGTAGATTTGTGCGCACTGATCGTGTTATCAGGATTAAATGGGCGATCGTCGCCTCTTTCTTTTCTACGTGCAAGAACTCTTTCAAGACAGACCTCAAGTGGCGTGTCTAACATTGCTGCTACATAAGCCTTTGTTGGCGCTAACATCTTCGTCGTGATAGCATTCGGACCAACCTTGCTCAGTAATAAGCCTTCTAATAAAACGTGACCCCTAGGATGAGCAGCAAGGGCGCGTTCCGCGATCTCTTCTTGCGTACTGATCCCGTCAGTTCCTCCGCAGGTATTCTCATACGATCCGATGACGTAGAGCTTTTCGTTGATACCCTCGTTTGAGAGGTCAACTTCATAGCCCCAATGCTTCTTGCCGTTAGGGTCGGGCAAAGGCTTTGTAGGGTAGTCAGTTAGAAACTTGCGCGCTACGGTAGTCTTACCGCTTCCGCTAGTTCCTCGTAAGCTTAGAATCACGTTCATTTCTCTTGTGCCTTTTTAAGTTTTTTAATGCAGTTAGCAGCTCTAATAAACAACAGATGGTAATTTTGAAAAATGACACCTGGATGAGTAGCGTGATCCTCCAACGATTTGACCAAAATGTCATCTGGCATATAGGTCACTGACTCTCTGAGCTGAACTCCTGCTTTGTACCCTTCACGCCACGCATGACGATGGGCAAGACAGTAGCGAGACACATGACTGGTTAACTTTTTACAAGTTTTGCAGGGAATGTCTTTACTCATTTGTCTCGTTCTTTCAATAATTTTTCAGAGTAGTCAAATTCTTCCTTATGTTTTCGTTCTAAGTCAGCTAAGCGTTCTACTTGCGCTTTGTTTAAGTTAATTGAAGACTCCAACCCCTGTTCCAAATGCTTTATGTAGTCCGCTTGATGGCGTAACATATTGGCGTGTTTTTTAAATACATTTTTCTTATTGCCAGAGGATAGCCAATCGTCTGACCATCCTTCTAATTCATCTGCTAATTCGTATGCGTTCATTCTTCTTTCTCCAGTAAATACTCACCGCGGAATGGCTTTCCTGTCTCAGCGAACATGCTCGCTTTAACCTTACGAGGAACAACATCTTTTTCGCATTCTTCACGAAGCCAGTCAGGTAGATTGTTCGCTCGTATCTCTTTGAACGGCTCGGTAAACTTTTGAAATCCGCGGGAATCATACCATTTGATTCTATCCCAGCCCATATCAGAATACACTCCTGGATATCGACGACTGAAGAATCCGTTCTTGAACTGGCACAAGCACGACTCAAGAGTGAATTTACTCGTGTCAGGGCTATACCCAAACTCTTGCGTGAACTCGCGTAGAAACTTGTCTGCGCGGTTTTCGAGCATGATGCAGGTGTCTTCAAAGTGCGGGTAGTTTCCGTCGTGTGAGTCGGGCTGGCGCTTGTCAAATATCAGCTCATCTCGACCGAGCAAAAAGAACATTCCGTTACGATGCGAGCGCGATCCGCTGAAGTCATTGAACATCAAATCTGTGCAATCAGAACCATATCCGTTGATCTTAACATACTCAAGATACGAGAACGATGAGAGTCTGCCGAAACTTTTGATCTGAGTAGCGGTGTTCCACAACTGCTCATACGTTTTATTTGACCAGAGCTTTGCTTGGCTACCCGCTTCTTTGACTAACTCAGCATAAGAGAACAATCCAGCGATTGTATCTTTCTTTTGCTTGTTACGATCAGTATCAAAAGAGAGCGTAGTCCATGAGTCATTGAACTTAGCGTGTGCTTCGCGCCACTCAATATTGCTCTGAGGAATAGCTGGCATAAATTCAAGAATCTTAAGAGAGGTGATCGGGTTCTGCGTGTGACCATTGATGGTAGCGAACCAGAGCGATTGCTCATCTGTCCAGCCATAATACTTCTTGAGCTCAGGCATGTAGAGGTAAACCAGTCCAGGATGAATCTTGAACACTAGATTGATTAGGCTTGACGTTCTCGAGCCGATAATAGAAGCTATTAGCGTGAAACGCGCAAGCAACGATTGAATACCCATACCGCTCATAGAACATCCTTGAGAGCGCGTATACGTAGCTAGAGCGTGTCTCATCGATACGTGAGTCAACCTTCTTGTAGTTCTTCCATTGAAGATGATAACGACACGACGAGCCATCCGTCATGATGATTGCTTGTGGGCGCTGTAGAGTCATACGACGTAGCTCTGGTTCCCAGCGACCTTTCATATACCTGAGCATCGAGAACAGAGGGAAATCGACCATGAACACGTCAGCGTATTGAGTGCCGAGAACCTTAGTCGCGTCTTGCTTGTCAATCGCTACGTTGTATTTTGAGAGCGAGTGCTCAAGCTGTCGCAAACATGTCTCATCAATCTCGTGAATGATATGAGCCTTAGGCTTGAGTATCTCTTGAACCGCAGTAGCGAACACACCGACACCCCCAAATGGTTCCCAGACTGAGAGACCTTTCGGTAGATCTTTGATGAGCCACGCAATGCATTGAACATTCTTTCCTGTTTCTGTTGGGCGCTTGTTGATGTAATCGTAGTACGACACACCACCGCCTTCCATATTCCTTCCTTCTCCAGGAATCAATTCAAATGGATATTTATTGAGTATGAGCCAATTAGTGGGTTGCATTTTGTTCCTTCATTTCATTTAAGTATTCTGCCATATCTTCTTCCATCCTACGTCTTACCACCTCGAATCACATAGATCTCTCTCGTCTGAGAATGCATTTTGAATCGCTTACGATTCTCCTCTGTATTCTCCACCTTCTCAATTCGACCTCTGTCGATGAGAGTGTTGAGCATCTGAAGAATCTTTGGCTTGTCTGCACCCAGCTG